GAAATTGTACTTACTCAAGATGAGTACAATACAATGCTCGATAAAGTAAAAAGTATAATTGTACCAAATGGGGTTACTCTTAAGGTAAATGGTATTGAGGTTGATAAACCAAATATCCAAAAATCTTTTGAGACAACACTTCCTACAATTATTTCTGATGAAGATGGTAATTTAAAAAAATCTTCAAGAAATACTATTGTAGAAATTTATCCTAAATCAGAAGATAAAGGTAAAATCTTTGAGTTAGGCATTCCAGTAGTCGAGATAGATATTGACTATGATGTAAATGTCTTACAAAAAGTTCCTTTAAATAAAGATAGGGATAATGTCACTCCTGCTTTTAGAAAGCAGTTAGCAACCGAAGTGCTAAATAATTGTTTTTCTGATTTATCAGATGAACAAAAAAGTCATGGTTGGGTAACTGATGCATTAGAAGATGCTTCTGAAGAAGCAGTTCATAATGTAATTACAAGCAAACATGGAGATGATGCAGTAGTGTTTGACCCTAATGATCCTGAAGCTAATAAAAAAGCACAAGCAGATGGTCGTGAAGTGATTTATGGTGGTTCTTATAATTCCAAAGTTTGGGATAGAATAAGATCAACATCTGCTTCGACTGGCTCTTTTAGAAGTTCTGGTTCATACTCTGCTTATGCTTCACCTGAATTTCAAGGTGGTGCAGAAGAATTACCATTGGAAAAATATACTGATGGTATGAAAGAGGTTGTAGAATATACCAAGAAAGTTCACAAAGAATTGATTGGTATTGATGTAGAGGTATCTTTACATGATGGTGAAGGTGCTAATGCTTCCTACAATGGTAGAATACCTAGAATATCTTTCTTTTGGAAAGTTCTAGGTCGTGCTTGGTTTAATCTAAAAGTCAATAGAGTTGATATTGATAGATTGCTAATACACGAGTTTGGTCATTACTATTGTTCTGACCATTTGGACACTAACTACTACAAAGCACTTTGTAAATTAGGTGCAAAGTTTGTAGATAAAGTTAGAAGCCAAAAACTTTAATTAAAGTTCAAGGGGTGGCGATTACTCGCCACTCCTATATGATTCGTCTATAAACTAAAAAAAAGGGAGCCAAGAATTGGCTTCTTTATAGATTACCCTTTTATATCATTTTCTTACTATCAAAGCAATCGTAAATATAATCTCTTACCTTTTTATTCTGTTTTAAAACCTTTGTTAATCCATCACCTAAAGCCATTACAATAGGTTCTTCACCTCTATCTTTAATCTTTAAGCCCTCATTAAATATAATTATATGAAATATCTCATGTAAAAGTGTATTTAGAAATACCTCGCCTTTCATATTTTGGTCAAAATTAACTGTTTGTTTATTAGTATCATATAGACCATAACAAGCATCTGTCTTTAAAAGATCAGAATAAATAACCTTTATTCTTTTCTTTCCATACTTTATTACTTTAAAGTTTGGATTAATTAGTTTCATTTAATCACCCTTAATCAAACTTTTTAATTTAGTAATTAATTTTTTTACTGATTTAGTAGTTAATAATTTACTAGCTTGATTACCAAACTCATCACAGACTGTAAGAATTATACTCTTACCAGCTAATGTTTTTCTTGCTTCAATACTATTTTCTTTTCTTTTTATTCGTGGCAAATTCATTTTGTAAACTCTCCATTGATATATTTTTTACTTCTTGAATATGGTTGTCCCAAATATCTATTTCGCATATCTGATAAGTCCAACCAGTTAAGCTATGTCTTGCATACTTTTCAATATGGTTATGTGGTAAAGCACAACCTAAATTAAGTATTCTTGTAAAGTCATTTTTAATATTACTAATTTTTGGTATTCTAACATCTTGCGCTCTATGACTATGACCAAAAACAATATCAATCTTTGACTTGTTGGCTACATTCTTCTCACTTGTTTCACCACCATATTCTTTACCCATTGGATTAATTGGTGCATGAATAAAACCAACACCACCTAACATTAAATATTTACCCCAAGGTATTACATTCCATTCATATTTTTTACATATTCCAAAATATTCTCTTTGACCCATATTGTAAAAACTTGGATTTTTATCTTCATATCTCCATAATCTTCTTTCATGATTACCAAGTGTTATATATTTTTTTACTTGATAGTTACCAAGACCATAATTAAATTCATAACAAGCATCATCAAAACTATCCATTTCTTTTATGAATGTTGGCTTCTCTATTCTTGCTGAATAAGTGTCATCTGGTATGTAATGTGTACAACTATCTAAAGTTATAAAATCACCAATCTGTACAACTGCATCTGGTTTTACTTTCCTAATGTATTTACCAAACCATCTAAATCTTTGTTTATCTACATCAGGTGCATCATGAGTATCACCAATAGCTATTACTTTCATACTGGATCACCTTTTGGTTTTGGTGGTGGTATAATTACTTCTTCTTCACTTTTACATAGAAACTTAATATACATTTGATAATTATTTACTTCTTTTCTACCTAGTTCTTCTAACTTTGATTTTGATTCAATATAACCTTGATGTAAACAATCGTACATTGTATTATGCTGATCTGGCAACTTAAATGGTGGCATACATTCACCAGCAACTAAAGAACAGATAATCATATACAAACTGTATTTCATTAATTTTATTTTTTACCATTTCTAAAGATTTGTGTTCCTTTGATTCCATAAATACTTGCAACTACCAAAATCCACAAATTTGTGAACCATGATGGAAGTGTAGAAAAATAATCAAAAAATAATTTTACTTTGTCCATAGCAGTTGGGTCTTCTGATATAACTGCCCAAGCTAAAACCAATATCGGCGCCGACAAAATTAATAAAACAAATTCGTCTTTCCAGTCCGATTGTCTTGCTTCTAAAAGTTTGCCCTCGTATTCTTTTTCACCTTTAGCCATAGCCATAGCAGTTCTGTGTTGGGCATCTGCCATTGCCATTTTAGTTTCTTGCCTTTTACGATAGATGTGTCCACCTGCTTTTAATCCTGCTGATAAAATATTCAACCACATAGATATATCCTCCTAGTTGAGAATACACTATCAATTATAGGTAGTAATTACAACTTTATTCGACTACTTGACCTTTGTCCCATTTCATATCAGGTAAACCATTTTCGTATGACTTACCATCATAAGTCAAAACTTGTTTTCGGTTTGAACCTTTTTCGTTGTAGCTACAATGGACCCAACCTTTTGCACCATCTGTCGGAGAATAAAACTCCAAGATCAGTTGATCAAAGTCGCAGTTATTTTGAATCCAGTATGCGATCTTGATATTTGGAATACCAGCTATTTCAAAATCGACTGCTTGACCTTTAGCATGTTGACTTGTTTTTTTGCTACCGATAGCTTCACAAAGTGCTTCTGATCGGTACCCTGATGTTATGATAACTGGCTTTTCAAAATGTGCTCGGACTGGTTCCAGTATTTCATAGCATACATTTTCTAAATTTTTTATATCTCCTGAACCAGGTGAATTATCAATACCCTTTCTAGTTGCAGTCATTGATTTAGTCATCTCTTCCAATTTGAAGTGTTTACTTAATTGCATATACCCTCCTAAAATTACTTAATTATTAGATTATAGATTATTGTTGCCATACCTATTATCAACATAGCAGTTGATGACATTACTATTTTTTCTAGTCTTTCTATCTTTTTTCCATTTTGTTCAATTTTTCTATTTGTTTCTTGTTGCATTATCCTACACAATTTCTCGTGATCATCAATCCTTTGATGTGCTCCAGATGTTGAATAATTACGAATTACCTTTTTTTTAACATATTTAACCATACTATTTACCTTGACCTCTGTAACGCATTTGTTTCTTACTGCGCCCTTGTCTTTTACTCTTATTCATACTACTAACTTTTTTAGGGTTTCTACCAATACTTGTACCCTTGCTAGTTTTTTCATATTCTACTTTTACCCCAAAAAGTGGCTTTTTTTTTGCCATTTGTAATCCCCTATACTTACCCCTATAAAAACACCTAAATGCTCTTCTCCGTTAAGATATGGAGCTTGTAGGTACCCAAAATATTAGAGATTAAAGCTATTTTTTAGTTTTTGTCTTTTTTAACTCTTTTTCAATCTTTGTTAAATATACTACAAAATCCATTGCTTCTTCTCTAGCATCTTTTATCCATTCTAGCATAGGTTTAGTATTATTGGTAATAGTTTTTTTAAATTGTTTCATGCCTTGTTTGTGCCTTTTTATGTGCAACTTTAAGACATCATTTATTATTGGATCATTTGTAGGTTTAATCATTTTATGTTATAAGAAAGTATGGGAGTTAGAAAGCCATTAGCCTGTAATCCACCATGACTATTCATCTTTTGTTTTTTTATAATTAATCACAAACCAAGTAATTAATGCACCTATTAATATTGCACCTATACCCATAAAAAAAGCAAGTATTCCATATTCAACTGTCATCTTTAATCTTCATTAATGGTTTTCTTGTATATTCTTTTATACCAATATGTTTTAATGTACTTGTAAGATCACACCATATCTCTCCACCACATTGTTTCCATAAAGCACAAAAAAAATAATCTTCACTTAAATATCTTTGTGTATTTTCTTTATCTTCTAAAACTCCTTTTCCTTGAATACCACAATCAAAAAAAGCATATTCTTTATTACCTAATACTTCTATTGTTTCTCTTTTATTATCTATGTTTGCTCTAACATCTGTTTTATATTCTATATCTGGATATTTTTTTATTATATCAGTAAATACTTTTCTTTCTATACACATAAAACCAGTACCAGCATAATTTACTTTTTTAAATCCTTTGTCATTATCTGTTAAATCATATTTACCTAAAGGAAAATTCATACACCAACCAAAACTAGCATCACCTTTTTCTATAGTTGCTTCATGTTTTATTGGATAAGAAGCACATGTTAAAGGTTGATCATATAATAATACTCTTATAAATTGTTGTGGTTCAAAGATAATATCTGCATCTATAAAAAATAAATGTGTATATTCTTTTTGTTTTAAAAACTCTGCAACCAATTTATTTCTTGCTCTTGTAATTAAGCTATCTCTTAACCACATCATACCACAACCTATTTTAGCTTGGTTTAAAGTATCCCTTACAGAAATTATTGAAGATATAGTTTGTAAATGTATTTTTTGATCAAAAGATGGAATACAAATTAAAACATTTTTGTTCATTGTGTATCTATTAAAAATCTTACTATAGTTGTATATGGATTTGGTTCATATTTAGCACAACTGTTAAGCATAAATAATAATATAAGGCAGGTGAGTTTGGTGGTTTGGTGGTAAAACTCACCCACCAGTTTTCGGTTTATCATCTTTTAAACCAGTTTGGAAGTCCTAAATGTTTTCTTTTATCAAAAATATTTTCTTTAGAACCTTTTGTTTTTTGATTATTATAATGTAAAAATACTTGTACTGATTCTTTGCCTTTAAATTTTTTTCTCCAATGCTCTAGTTCGCAACCTCGATACACAAGCATATCACCAGCTTCTAAATCAACTTTAATACCTTTTTTACCTAACTTTCCTGATGGTTCTAAATATATTGACCATTCATCTCCACCTAAATTCATTGTTGTAGATATTTCACAACTAAACCTATCTTTATGTCTTTTAAGAATATCACCTTTTTTATAAACTCTTCCATAGGTATATGCAGGATATAATTTTAAACCTGTTGTTTTTTCCATTATTGGCTGACATTTAAGCATAAGTGTTTCCATAGCAATATCAGAATAAAACGAAAAGGTATTTGGTATTTGTTCATTCTCTCTTTCATAATATCCTAACATAGTTTCAAATGGTGAAATATATCTTTCTTTTAAACAAGTATCATAAACTTGTTTTTTCATTAATAAATAATTCATACAAAATGTTGCTAAATCTTTATCTATAGCTTTTTTTATTACTGCATATTTATTTTTTTTAAACATCTTTTGCCATTTCTTTAGGAACAGCTTGAATATTCCAATGTATAAATCTAAAAGGTTCAATACCAAAGTCAACTGCATATTCGTGTTCTAAATAACCTGGAAATATAATTAATGTACCTGGTTTGGGTATTATATGAAATTGTTCATGACCACCCCAAATACCTTTTAAATCAGGTTTCATTTTTAATTTAGTACATCTTGCACCAGTCTTTGGTTCATGAAATATTGGAAAAGAAGTTTTATCACTACACTTCAAAAAGTAAAAACCTGATACGTGTTGATTCCAATGTATATGTGCAGAGTGATGACCACCACCTTTTTTAGCAAATTCTTGTACCCATAGTTCAGAAAACAAAGTTGTGTATTGTGACATATCATAACCTTGATGATCTAAATACTCCCAAGATTTTTGACCAACATAATTTCTAAAATCTAAAAAATCATTATCATGTGTTAATGGTGTTGAGTGATATGATCTACCAAAGTCACCATGTTTTTTAATAAATTCTTTCTCCCTTTTACGAGCATCAGTAATATATTTGTTACTTGCTTTATTTAAAGATTTAACAAACTCTGGTTTTTCCTCACTCCAAATTACAGTCGGAAAATAACTATTTATAAACATTATCTAAAAGGCCTCCCTAAATGCCAAACTACAAGACTATATCTTGTGCCATATGTTACTGGTTTTACTCTATGCCATACAAAACTAGGAAATACAATTATAGAACCTTTTGGTAATATTTCTTTACATTGTATTCTATGTTTTGATTCATCTCTCATTTGTGGTTCATAGTTTCTAAAATCAAATTCTAATTCTCCACCTTTATATTCTGAACCATCTGTTAATTGACAAGTCATTGATAGTTTTCTTATACGACCATGTTCAGGGTGGTTTTTATCTTCTCTTTCATAAGGTTTATCCCAGCTATCACAATGCCAATCATAATATTGATTTAACTTATATTTTGTAAATTGACAAGACTCACTTCTATCCCAATCAAAATTCCAACCAGCATTTCTATTTGCTTCATGTACAAAAGGATGTATTTCTTTGTATATCCAAGGGTCATTAAGCCAAACTAAATCAGAGTTTCTCTTTTTTTTTAAATCTAATACTTCCTGTTTATTTAAAGGTTTTTTTTTTAAATCTCTATTGCTTCCATAACCACCAGTAATTGCCATTGTTTCTTTTTGTTGATTTGCATAAGCTATAACTTCATCACAAAATCTAGGTGTTAATGCAGATTTAAAATACCAATAGTGATTAAATATATTCATAAGTTGTTTTAAGAATAAAATTTAGTTTGTCTTTTTGATTATTTGATATGTGATAAATTAAGGTACTAGGAAACATAATAAATTTATTGTTTTCTAAAGTAATATCCCAACTTCTTCCTGCTCTTCTATTATCATCATAATAAATTCTAACTTTACTATTTTGTAAATCTACACCATATAACATCACATAATCAGGTGAGTTTCTTAAATCAACTTTATTGTTTTCACATTCAGGTAAATTAGATTGATTTGGTTTAAACATAAAACCAGTAGTCAATTTATTAATTAAAGTAAAACCATATTCTAAATAGATATGTTCTCTTAAATAAGTATTTAATTTATCCCAATCTTTTGAAAAAGGAAAAGGACAATCTTTAATATTATGTGTAAGTATATCTTTTTTTAAAATTTCTTTATCAATTTCAAAACCTTTTGGCATTAAAATTGTTCCAGTATATAAATCTATTTTTGAAAGTATTTTTTTATTTAGGCCACCACCCATAAAATATTATAATTCTGTTTTATCCCAGCTTTGTCCTTCTTCATTCCAAAGATAGGTATGAGTTTCTTTTTCATCATCTGATAACTCAGGAGCATCTCCGATTGGTGACTTCCAACTAGCAGTTGATACATCTTTTACCCAAGATGGATAAGGTTTTTTAGGCCAAAAGATTTGATCATCTTCATCCCAAGTATAACCTATTCCAGCATAATTTCCTCTAAATGGTGTACCACCTTCTTTATGAGTATTATTGATTGTATTGTAAGAAGTTTGAATCCACATTTGAGCTGGCCAGTTATTATGTCTTTCTAACCATTCTTGACCTTTTGCTTCAATCTCATTACCTTGATCATCTTTGATTTCATCATTATCCATAGTTAAAACTTGAATAACTTTTCCATTCATACCTATTTTTGCAAAATGTGCCATAATATTATCTCCTTATCATATTCATCATTTGAATCAACTATTGATATTTATACCTTATTATTACTATACCAGAGCCACCATTACCACCAAGATTACCTTCTGAAGATGCTCCTGAAGCACCACCTCCTCCACCACCTGTGTTAGTTGTTCCAGCAACTCCTGCATTTCCACCATCTGGTCCACCAGCACCTCCACCACCACTTCCACCTGCACCATGTGAACTTGCAGGTCCATCTTCCCAAGCGGCTCCACCACCGCCACCAGATCGTGTAACACTTGAACCTGTTATTTCAGAACTTACTCCAGCTCCACCATCACCACCTTTTGAGCTAGAACCATTTCCACCAACTGCGCCAGCTCCGCCACCACCACCTGAAGAATACGCAGGTGGTGTACCAGCAGTACCACCGTTACTTCCTTGAGCAGGTGTAACAGGAGGGGTATTTCCACTTCCATTACAACTTGGTCTATAAAAACTTGCACCTCCGCCTGATCCACCGCTACCAGCAATTCTTGATGGACTAGGAGAACTTTGTCTATTACTAGCTCCTCCACCTCCACCAGCAGATGTTATACTTGAAAAAATTGAATTACTTCCATTTGAAAAACTTTCTGGACCTGGACCACTTGGATTTGCTGTTGCTCCAGCACCAACTGTAATTGGAAAACCTGTGGCTGTAACTGTAATTCTATTTCCTGGAGTTGAATATCCATCCAAAGGACTTGCTGTGTAAGGTGTTGCTGGAGATTTTGTTTCTCTAAAACCACCTGCTCCACCTCCACCACCAGAAGTCGCAGAATAATCTGTTCCACCTGCTCCACCGCCACCAACTACTACATAAGAAACAAGATTATTTGCAGCACATGGATGGACTTGACTAACTGTAAAAGTACCTGGACTTGTAAATGTATGAATTTTATCATTACCACAAGTTGTTATTGTTCCACCTGTTGCTACAATAAATTCATTACCTTTTTCTGTATCTTCTGCATTTTGAACATTAACCCAACCTTTTGTTGAATCAACATAAA